ATGGCACTGCTGCTGAAGTTAAGTTGATGGTCACACGCAATACCGATCATCTTGAATTACAGGCAACACACTCTTGGTATAGCGATTCAAGCAAGAGTAAAACGCCTTATACCGGAGCGGTGACAGCGGGTAAAGCTTACGTTGCTGGGTAAATTATTCAACATCTGCTGTTAGGGAGATTATTGAGAACAGTATACATATAAATATGTAGAAAAGGAAGATAGAATGGCTATACCTTCAACTAAAGCTACATTAAAAACATACTGTCTCAGAGCTCTTGGTTTCGGTGTTATTGATATAAATGTTTCAGACGATCAGATAGATGATCGGTTGGACGAAGCACTCCAGTATTTTGCTCAATACCACTATGATGGTATTGAGAAAATGTACCTTAAACATTTAATTACAGCTGCTGATGTTGCTCGCGGGATTGCAAATACAACCACCACCTCGACAGATACTGTAGATAGTTCTGTTACAGCAACCTTTTTAGAAGGTAACAATTATATTCCAATGCCGGCTGCTGTCGTATCTGTGATACAGGTCTGGCCATTTACAGGTACGGGTGGTGGCGGTAACATGTTTGATATTAATTATCAACTGCGTCTTAATGACCTGTATGACCTATCCTCTACCTCTGTCATTCAGTATCAAATGGCCATGGATAACCTTGACCTTTTGGAACATATCCTTGTTGGTGAAACACCAATCCGATTTAACCAACACCAGAACCGTCTATACATTGATGCAGATTGGTCGAACGACTTTGTTGCTGAAACAGACTACATCATTATAGAATGTTATCGCAAAATAGACCCAACAACATACACAGATATCTATGATGACATCTTTCTCAAGAGATATGCAACCGCTTTGATTAAACAACAGTGGGGAGCAAACCTGTCCAAGTTTAGTGGTGTTGCTATGCTTGGTGGTGTTACTATGGATGGTACAACCATCTATTCACAAGCAGTAGAAGAGATTAATAAGTTAGAAGAACAAATTCAACTCACGTTTGAGTTACCAATCAACTATATGGTGGGTTGATTTCATGGCAGTTAATGCAGCATTCCATACTTCTAATTCTGCCTCAATAGCAACTGAACGAAATTTATATAGTGATCTTATAAAAGAAGCTATACAGATTTATGGTCACGATGTATATTATATGGATCGTACCCTTGTGGCTGAAGACAGCATATTGGGTGAGGATTCTCTTTCTAAATTTAGAGATCAACATCCAATAGAAATGTATATGGAAGATAGCGATGGTGGTTTTGCTGGTGAAAAGGAATTGATGAATCAATTTGGTTTGCAGAATTTGAGTGAAGCAACCTTTGTTGTTAACAAGTCTCGTTTTCAAGAATTAGACAGACAGATGCAAATTGAAGACGGTACAGATACATCATCTGGCGGTTCTATATTATTGGAGGCGGGCTCAATAGATCAAACATCATCTTCTAGTATTTTGACAGTAGTTTCCGGTGATTCCGATTTCTATCTTATACAGGATACTGCTGCAACAGATGCTGATAGACCTAATGAGGGTGATGTGATTTTTCATCCTATACTTAATAAGATATTCCAAATTAATTTTGTAGACCATGACGAACCGTTTTATCAACTGGACAGTAATCCAGTATATAAAATGAGATGCCGTCTGTGGGATTACAGTTCTGAGATTATTGATACAGGTATTACAGACATAGATGCAATTGAGGATGCTCTTTCCGAAGACAGTAGAGTATATCAATTTACGTTAGAACAATCTTCTGCTGTAACAGAAAATATAAGACTTGAATTTGGTACTGGCGATGATGCTGGATTACTTCTTGAAGAAACAGGTGGTGATAATATACTTGGCGAAAGTGACACCACTTCTACTGGTGAGAGTGTTCTGGTTGAGAACTCAGCTGATACTGGTGATGCAGAATATATTATACAGGAGGACTATATAGTAGGTGATTACATTACAGATAAAACTGCTCAAAATGAACTCTTTGAAGTTCAAAGTAGAACCGTTTTGGACTTTAGTGAATCAAATCCATTTGGGGATGTAGGGAGTAGTTCATAATGCTAGGAACCCAGTTTTATCACGAAACCATACGCAAAGTTATTGTTTCATTTGGGACAATGTTTAACAATATTAGTCTTGTTCGTAAGGACAATTCTGGAGTAGCCATTCAAGCTATGAAGGTTCCGCTTGCATATGGACCAAGGGAAAAGTTTTTAGTGCGTCTGAATGAAGATGCAGACTTGACTAAGCAGGTTGCTATTACTTTACCCCGCATTGGTTTTGAAATCAAAAATCTTTCCTATGACCCTACAAGAAAACTTAATCGTGTACAACAGTTTAAGAAAGTAAAAGGTGCAAATACTCAGCAGCTGGATGCTCAATATATGCCTGTTCCTTACAATCTGGAACTGGAATTATATATTATGGCTAAACAGTCCGATGATGCTCTGCAAATTGTTGAACAGATTCTTCCATATTTTCAACCGGATTATACGTTAACTTTAAATGACATGGCGGATATGGGTATCAAGAGAGATGTTCCTGTTATTCTTAATGGCATTTCTTATGAAGATGATTATCAAGGAGATTTCACTACTCGTAGAGCCTTGATATACACGCTTTCATTTACTGCAAAGTTCTATCTTTATGGCCCGGTTACTTCTAGTCAAGTTATCAAAACTGTACAGGTTGACCAATATACTGATCTGGAAGTTAACTCACCTAAGAGAGAACAGAGACTTACTGTTACACCAAATCCAACAAGTGCTGATGCAGATGATGATTTTGGATTTAGTGAAACATCATCTTTTTATCAGGATGCAAAAGAATATAATCCAGTAACAGGTGAAGATGAATAGTGGTTGAAAATGAAAAAATGAATATGAAAAAAATTGATAAAGAATTGGGAGTTGTACAAGAGTCATTACAAGATTGGCCTTCTGCTTTCGATCTCGGTGTACCATTCGAAGGTGCGGCCGCCTCGGACAAGGATTTAGAAATTGCAGGGATTGCCCCGTTCGAAGCTGATGAAAATGTAGTTTCCCAAAAATCAAAAATTAGTCGCTATTCAACAGATTTAACTAATGAGAATGATATAGATGATGATTACACATATCAAAGAGATAACTTTTATAATCTGGTTGAGAAAGGTTCAACTGCAATTGAAGGAATACTGGAACTCGCAAAAGAAGGAGAGCATCCAAGAGCATATGAGGTTGCTGGAAATCTTATCAAACAAGTCGCAGAGGTTACCGAAAAATTAGGTGATCTACAAGAGAAGATGAGAAAACTTAAAGAGATACCAAACCACGGGCCCAAGAGTGTGACCAACGCATTATTTGTTGGTTCTACAAAAGAGTTGCAAAAATTGATAAAAGGAAAAGCTGAGGAAATGTAATGTCTGAATCAGTTTATTTGGGTAACCCTAATCTAAAGAAGGCCAATATAGCCCAAGAGTGGACTAGAGAAGAGGTTGAAGAATACACAAAGTGTATGAACGACCCTCTATACTTTATTCAAAATTATATTAGGATTGTTTCTCTTGATGAAGGACTTGTTCCATTCAATCTGTATAATTTTCAGAAGGAGATGATAGGAACATTCCATGAAAATCGTTTTACTATCTGTAAGTTACCCAGACAGTCGGGAAAATCCACTACTATCATAGCGTATCTGATGCATTACGTTTTATTTAATCCAAACGTAAATGTAGCAATCCTTGCGAATAAGGCTGCAACGGCCCGAGACTTGCTGGGCAGACTTCAGTTAGCATATGAGCATCTACCCAAATGGTTACAACAGGGAGTTATGAGTTGGAACAAGGGTTCCTTGGAGTTAGAAAATGGGTCGAAAATATTGGCGTCTTCCACTTCGGCTAGTGCTGTTCGTGGTGGTTCTTACAACATCATTTTTCTTGACGAGTTTGCATATGTCCCATCTAATGTAGCAGAGCAGTTTTTCAGTTCAGTGTATCCCACAATTTCATCTGGTAAGACAACGAAGGTAATGATCGTTTCTACGCCACATGGTATGAACATGTTCTATAAATTATGGAATGACGCAGAAAATGGAAGGAACACTTATATACCAATTGAGGTTCATTGGAGTGAAATCCCCGGCCGGGATGAAGCGTGGAAAGCAGAAACAATCAAGAATACTTCTCAGTCCCAATTCAATACAGAGTTTGAATGTGAATTTCTTGGTTCAATAGACACCCTAATTACACCACAAAAATTAAGAACAATGTCATATGTAAGTCCGATTACATCTAATGCTGGCCTTGATTTATATGAACAACCGCAAGAAGGCAGAACTTATGTGTTGACGGCTGATGTTTCGCGGGGAACAAAAAACGATTATTCTGCATTTTTAGTATTTGATGTA